GCACAACTGCTGTATCTTCAGCTAATGCAGATGCTAACGGACATGGTATTATGGAATACGCAGTACCAACAGGATATTACACATTAAATACTAAAAACATAAAGGAGTTTGGATAATGGCTTACATTTCATTTCAACCAAAAGATTATTTTAATACTAACTTTTACACTGGTAATAATACAGACAATAGAGCAATAACAGGTATAGGTTTTCAACCTGATTTTACTTGGATAAAACTTGCAAACGCAACACAACAACATGAATTATTTGATGCTGTAAGAGGTGCTAACAAACCATTAAATTCTAATACAAATGCTGCTGAAACTACTGAAACAAATAAATTAAAAAGTTTTGATAGTGATGGTTTTACTTTAGGAACAAGCACATCAGTTAATAAAAATTATTATTATATATCGCAAAATTGGAAAGCTGGTGGTGGACAAGGTTCATCAAACACAGATGGAAGTATAAATACAACATACACATCAGCTTCAACTACATCAGGTTTTTCAATTTGCAAATGGACAGGTTCAGGTGCAAATGCCACAATCGGACATGGTTTAGGAGTAGTACCAAAAATGATTATGGTTAAAAATTTAGCTACAACAGATAGTTGGAATGTTTATCATGAAAGTATTGGAAATAATAAAAGAGTATTTTTAGATACTAGCGGAGCTGAAAGTACAACTTCTGATGCTTGGAATACTACATCACCAACAACAAGTGTCTTTAGTGTAGGAACTAATACAGGAACAAATAAAAGTGGTGATGCTTTAATAGCTTACTGCTTTGCAGAGAAAAAAGGTTTCAGTAAATTTGGTTCTTATGTTGGTAACGGAAATTTTGATGGTGCATTTATTTTTTGCGGATTTAAACCAAAATTTCTAATGACTAAATATGCTTTTACTGGTGGTACAGGTGGTTGGTTAATGTATAATGCTAGTTTAAATACAGTAAATAAAGACCAATTTTTTCATCATGAAGCAAATACTGATGCTTCTTGGGTAGATAATACTGACAGAGTAGATTTTTTATCTAATGGTTTTAAATTTAGAGATAGTACAAATTCAGACAGTAATACAAATGGTGGTACTTACATTTACATGGCTTTTGCAGAAGCACCTTTCGTAGCATCAAATGGAACACCAGCTACAGCAAGATAATTATGGCAAACAGTTATAAATTTAAAGGTGTTAGTTTAAGTACGCAAAGTGAAACATCTATTTTAACAGCTGGTGCTAAAGAAACTATTATTATTAAATCATTAAGAGTTACTAATAATACAGGCAATACACCTAATGTATCTTTTGATGTATTAGATAGCTCTAGTTCAGTTGAAGCAACAATTTTAAACACACAAAGTTTATCTGCCAATAGTTCTATTGAAGTTTTAACACAACCTTTAGTTCTTGAAACAACAGATATTCTTAAAGCAACAGTAAGCACCAACGATAATATAAATATTGGAATAAGTTATTTAACTATATCGTAATGAAATTAGTAAGAATACCAACCGAACTGTTAGATACAGTTTGGACTTTGGTACAACCCTCTATACAAGAAGCTTTAGTTTTTTCAGGAAATCATACCGATAGTGATTTTGTTTTAGAAACATTAAAAGCAGATAAATACCAATTATGGATTGTTTGGGACACTTCTAAAAAAGGAGTGCAAGAACAATTTAGAGGTGTTGTAGTTACCGAAATAATTAAAAGAAAACTAAAACAATCTTGTCATATATTTATCATGACAGGTAAAGGCAGACAACAATGGCAACACTTAATAGGAGTCATTGAAGATTTTGCTATACAACATGGTTGCGAACAAATGGAATTGTTTGCAAGGCCAGGATGGCAAAAAATATTACAACAATACAAATACAAAAGAACTCATGTAGTTCTTGAAAAACAACTAACTAAAAAGGAAAAATAATATGTCATTTGGAAGTAGTGGGTCAGGCGGAGGACAAGCACAAAATGTTAATGTTCAGCCCTATGCAGCAGCACAACCAGCATTAAATCAAATTATATCTGAAGCTGGTCAGGTTTACAATCAAGGTGTAACTGGTGCTGGATATGTAGCCCCAACTAGTCAAACAACAACTGGTTTAGCTCAACAAGAAACATTAGCTAATGCAGCTAACACACAAATTTCAAATACTTTAGCTGGTAATTATTTAAACCCTTATTTAAATCCAATGTTGCAAGATGCTACTAGTCAAATTGCAAATAGTATTAATACTGAATTTAGTGGTGCTGGTAGAACACCAGGAAGTCCATTAAACCAACAAGAAATTATTGGTCAAGTTGCTGACTATGCTTTACCTTTGGCTTTTCAACAATACAATACTGAAAGACAAAACCAATTAGGTTTAGCAACATCTTTACCAAATTTAATTACAACTGGGCAACAATTAGAACAAATTGAAAGACAAAAGAATTTAGCACCTTTCCAAGCTCTACAACAATATGGAAGTATTATAAGCCCAATAGCATCAGGTTTACCAGTAACACAATCAGAAACAGCTTATAACCCTAACATATTTACACAAGCTTTAGGCGGTGCATTAGTAGGTAATAAACTAGGCGGTGATAAATTTGGAACTGCTGGTGGAGTAGTTGGTGCATTAGGCGGAGTATTATCAGGATTATTATAATGAATAAAATAAATAAAATAATTTATAATTTAAAACAAGATATAGATAAAAACACAACAAAATATATTATGATTGTTGGTGGTTTAGCTATTCTTGGAATTATTATCTAATATGAAAAGTTATAAAAAAGCGGTTGGCTTGTTACAAGAAGATGCACCTGAAAATCACTTTCTTGCATATATAAATACTACAGAAGCAAAAGCATTAAAAGAAATGGGTGGCTCAGGTAAAATGACTCCACAAGGTATATTAAGTTTTGAACCTGAAGATGGTTATGAGGGTGAAGTTTCAAGTAGTTTTGGTGGATATGGTGGCGGTGGTTTTAGCGACAATACAGATTCAGAAGAGAATCAACCTTACAATAATCAAGGTTTTAATTTTAGCGGTTCATCAGATGATAGTCCTTATGATGGAACAGAAGATTTAGAAACACAAAGAGAAATAGATATCCAAGTTGAAAACGATAAATATTTTGATTATGAAACTGAAGCTTATAAAAATGTTGAGGCTAAAGCTGTGCCTACTTTTGAACAAGGTAGTGGAAAATTTACTGGCACAAAAACTGTAGGTCAAGGTGTAGTAACAGCAGCAGATTACAATTTAGCAACTACTAAAGGTATTATGCTAGACGATACTATAAGCAAAAATGACAAGGTAGAATTTTTAAATACTATTCAATCTATTGTAAATTCTAAAAGAGATAGTGGTAAACCAGCAGTTGATTTTGAGGGTAAAGAATTTATCCAAGATAATTTAGAAAAAACATTAGCTGAAATTAAAAACAATTCTTTTTATGATACTTATACTAAAGATGAAAAATTTGACGCAAATTCACAAACTTATAATGATGCGTTTTTAGATGCACCTTTTAAAACTTTAGGCACATCATCTATTGGTATTACTGGTGTTAGTCCAGTTGGCGGTGCTATGAAAATTATGTTTAATTCTTTAAAAGATTCTTTTAAAAACAAACAAGCATTAGATATGATTGGTTATGATGGCACTAAACTAAAACCTAATTATGCTGAAGTAGGTGATGGTGGTGGTATTTTGACTGATAAAGAATATTTATTAGGTAATACTTTAGATAGTGACCAAATTAATCAAGCTATACCTAATTTAAGAACTGATACAAATAATGCTTTACCTGATTCAGTTGTAAATAGATTTTACGATAATAAAAGTTTTAGCACAAATGATTTTAAAAAAAATTACAACGAAGCTTTAGCAAAAATTACTAACACAACACAAAACAATAAATATAATTTTAGTGGATATAATAATATTTTCTATGATTACTTAAACGAAAGAGGATTAATTTAATGGCAACTTTAAAAGGTTTATTAGAAGACGAAAATTTTATGATTGGTATGGGCTTACTTGGTGAGGGTGCTAAAGGTAAATCTATAGGCGAAGCATTTAATACATCTGCTAAAAATTATGCAGATATGAAAAAAGCATTTTCTGTTGCTGCACCAAAAACAAAAGCTGTAATTAACACACAAACTGGTGGTTTAGTTTTAAGGTCAGACAGGCAAATTGCTGAAACAAATAAAGGCGGTGATATACTTATTCCAGCTCCCAAAAAAGGAGTTACTGTTAATACAGGTAATTCACAAAATGAATTTGAAAAAGCTTTAGGTAAGGGTGATGCTGATACAGTTTTGAAACAAAGAAAATCAGCTGAATTAGCTGTAAAAGAAAATGATAGTTTAACACTTGTAACTACTTTAGCTAAAGAATTAGAAACAGGTCAATTTGGTAATACTTTATTAGATTTAGCAAAACTTGGTGAAAGATTTGGTATAGATATGAACTTTTTATCTCAATATAGTGATTCAGGTTCAATTGATGGAACTATTGCAAACGCAGAAACTTTAAAAATTGTATCATCAGTATTTGTATTTGATGCTATTGGTAAAACAAAAGGTTCAATATCAGAAAAAGAAATGCAATTGTTTCAAGATATTTCATTAGGATTAGGAACAACACCTGAAGGTATTGCTTTAACATCTAAAATTAAAAGAAGATTAAATGATAGAATAATAGAAAAGTCTGAAATGATGGAAGAGTGGATTTCAGATGGTTCAAGACCTACTTCAAAAAAAGATACTGTTTATGGTAAACTTACATTTAACCAAATGTATAATAAATATATTAACCAAAAAGATAGTAATGGTGACTTAGTAAATCCTTTATTTACTAAAGAAGAGTATGCCGATATGAGTAATATAACTTCAGCAAATACAAACCCAAACATTATTGAAGATAAGCAAGGAAATAGATTTTATGTAACGCAAAAGGGTGGTTTTGTTGCTTTACCTAAATTAAAATAATATTATTATGGAATTAATAAAAGACGAAGAAAAAATAAAAGAACTTGAGTCTATTGTAATAAAAAAAAAGTATGATGGTTCTAATGTTGTAACAGACAAAAATAAAATTAAAGAGCTTGAAAATATAGCAAACGTTAAAGCTCAAAAAGAAAAAGAAAAGCCTAATTCTTTTATAAAATTTACTAAAGATTTTTACACAGACAATATTAGCGGAAGTTCTAAAACAGAATTTCCTAATATGACTGAAATATATACTATTAATTCTAAAGGCACAGTAAAAGGTGCTTTAAAAGATTTATCTTTAAATTTTGGTTATATGAATACTGCTGACCAAAACGCAAGGTTAGATATGTTATTTGAAGCATATCCAGGATCAATTATATCAAAAGACAAATTTCAAAATATAATGATTACTTTACCTGAAGCATCAGTTGATAAAGGTACAAATAGAACTTTTTATCTTGATAAACCTGGAGTTAGTTTTGCTGGTGCAGTTGATACAGTCGGTACAACTTTATTATATGTTCCTGGTGCTGGTTGGGTTGCAAAAAATGTTGCTGGTGGAGCTGTAAAAAGAATAGTTGCACAAGGCGGATCTGCTACTGCAACAGGTATAGTTGGTGATGTAATTACAAACCAATTAGGTAATACTCAAGGCGATGGTTTTATACCTATTATTGATGAGGGTAAGGCATTATTAAATTTTAGTTTTGGTGCAGCTGGTGAAAAGTTTGCTCAAACAGTTACTAAAATAACAAAATTGAATAAAGCAACAAATTATTTAGAGCAAAGTGTACCAACAAATATTGCACAAATTTTTGGTAAACAAAAATATATTACAAACAAAGGTGTTGTAACTGAAGAAACTATTAACCTTGCAAAAAAAGTTGGTGCAACTGAAAAAGCTATGAAAAATAAAGTAGCTATGACTTCTTTTGCTTTAGCTTTAGATAATGGGTTAGATCCAAGTATTGCAAAACAAGTAGCTGGATTAAATGAGTTTGGTATATCTGTTTGGTTAGCATCTGCACAAGGTAATAAAAAAGCATTAAAAGAATTAGATCAAATTAGAGCTGGAAATGCTGGTGCGGATATGCAAGCAATTGTTCAAGCTCAAGATGATGCTATTTTACAAGAACATTTTAAAGCTTTAACTGCGATGCGAAACAAAATGTTATCTGATAGAGACTCAGCAATTAAAGGTCAAATTATTGGTGACCAAAAAAATATTGCTACAAGTAATATTGATGACAGTATTGCAAAATTAGATACTATGATTAACCAAACTGCAAAAAAAATGCAAGCTTCGGTAAATGCTAAATATGATGCAGTTGGTTTTAATTTAAGTTTTAAAAAACCACAAGTTAATGGTTTAGTAAGTAAATTAAAAGCATCATTAGTAAGTAGTGAGTCAGGTATAGGACAAGCTTTTAATAAAACTACTATGCCAAATACAGCAGCATTTTTAAAAAATATGGAAGGTTTTACTAAAAAACTTAACAATAAAAATTTAACTAAAATTACTTATGGTATGCTTGAAACTGAAAGAAAAAACTTAAACAGAATTATGTCTACTACTAAAGATGCAACTGATTTAGCTGCATTATCTGTTATGAAAAAAAGGTTTGATGTTTTTTATGACAACGCAGTTGAAAAAGGTTTAGCAAGTGGAAATAAAGATGTTTTAACTGCAATTAAAAATGCAAGAACAGCAAGTGCAGAATATAAAAAAATGTTTGTACCGCAAAATATTAAAGCTACTGGAACTAGAATTACAGATAAAGGCGGACAATTTACTCAAAAAGTTTTAAATGGTGAGTACACACCAAAAGAAATTGCAAACTTTGTTTATGGTGCTACTAAAGTTGGTGGCTCTTATAAAGATGTTGGGTTACCAGTTATTAAAAAAATGTATGAAATATTTCCTGATGGATCTGCCGGTAGAGATTTAGTTAAATCAGGTGCAATTAATAGATTAATGGAAAATAGCTTTAAAAAACTTGGAACTAGCAATAGAGAAGTATTTAGCCCTGAACTATTTTCTAAAGCTGTAAAAGATGCTGTAAGTGGTAATGGTAGAGATGTAACTAAAATTATTTTTACTAAAGCTGAAGCAAAAGAATTAACAAAATTAGCAGATTTAATTGAATCACAATTAAGCAAAAAAAGTTTTGTAAATGTTGAAGAGGGTTCTAGTGCTTTTATGGAAGTAATTAATAATAATTTAAGACAATTAGTTGGTATAAGTGCTTTTAATGTTGCAAACATACAAGGGCTACTTGCTGCTAGAGGTGTTTTTGATTCAGCTAAATTAATTGCTAGAAGAAATGCTGCACAAGGACAAATTAAAGAAGCTTTATTTGCTGCTAAACTACCATCAAGTTCAGGTGGAGCTGGTTTAGTAGACCAAGCAGTAGAAAATAGACCTGTGTTTAAAGATATAAATAATCAAATGTATAATAAACAAAAAATTGATAATGCAAAAGTTTTAGAAGATATGAAAATAATTGAGAGTTTAAATAAATACCGATGAGAACTCAATCACAAAAAAACTCTGAAGAAATAATAAAATTACAAGGCGAAGTTAAGCTCATACACACAAAGATAACGGTTATTAAAGATAATCACTTAGCACACATCGATAAAAAATTAGATAACCTTTATAAAATTATTTGGCTAATATTCGGAATAAGTCTAGCAAGTCTAGCAGACTTAATAAAACATCTATTAATAAATTAAATACATCTCAAAAAGGTGTAGTTGGCGAATATGTAGAGATAGCAAACTTAACCAAACAAGGTTATTGGGTTGCTAAAGCAGTAGACCCAGCTTGTCCCTTTGATTTAGTAGCAGTAGATTCTAAAGGCAATATTCAATTGCTAGACATTAAAACAAATACTTACAGAAAAAAAGCTAAAAAGAAAACATGGAGTAAACGCATTTGTCGTTCTCCAACTAAATTACAAAAACAATTAAACATTAAATATGTGATGGTAGATCATGGAAATTAATAATGAAAATCAATGAGAATACGAATATCGGATTACCAATTAAAAATTTAATAGCTATCATTTTTTTTATTTGCACAGGTTTATATGGCTTTTTTACAATCCAAGAAAGATTAAATAAATTAGAGACAGCAGATACCCTTTTCCAAGCTGATCTACTCAAAAAAGCAGAGCAAGAGCCGAAGAATCTAGAAATGTATATGCTCATAGAGCATTTAGCCGGTCAAATAGAATCAATAGAAAAAGAGATAGAGGCTAGTAGATACAACAAAGTAAACATAGATCACCTAAAAGAACAAATAATTTCTTTAAATAAAGATTTAGAAAAAATTAGAAACGGACATCAATGAAAAAAATTATAGATAAAATAGAGAAATTATTATTAAAACTTATGGGTTGGAAATAATGTTGGAATCTGTTGTGGCATTATTATTATTCTTAAAAGGTGATGTTATAGAAGCAACATATAAAGACAAGATGTCTGCCTGTCTTAAATCTAAACGTTTAGCTGAAAGAGAAGTAAATCCTAATAACGTTAGATTCAGTTGCCAAAAAATTCAAGCAGAAACAGAAATATATATGGGTGCTAAAAAAATTGTAAAAATAATATCAATGAGTAAATAAAATTATGAAAAAATGTAAATGTGAAAGTTGTATTTGCAAAAAAAGAAAATGTGTGTGCAAAAAAATAGTGAAAGGGGAACTATGGTGCTTTTGGATAAAATTTTGTCATATATTGAGAGGAAAGTGTCAAGTTTAAATACTTGGATATGGTTAAAAAGAGTTTCAATATTAAGAAGACAATCAAAAAAATAACAATTTATGGAAGAAGTAAAAGCAAGAATTAAAGCTCATGAGGGTTTTAGAAACAAAGTTTACGAAGATACATTAGGTAAAAGAACAGTTGGATATGGTCATCTGTGTGTGGAGGATCATTGGGATGATAATAAAGAATACGACGAAACTTACCTTAATGAAATTTTTGAAAAAGATTTTGAAAACGCATTATACAATAGTCGAACTTTGATTGGCAATAGAAATATTAATTATATTGCACAAGGTATAGTTTGTGAAATGGTGTTTCAATTAGGAATAGGTAATGTTTCTAAATTTAAAAAAATGTTTGCTGCTTTAGAAACTGAAAATTATGAAGAGGCAGCTAATCAAATGATTGATTCGAAGTGGCATAAACAAACAAAATCTAGATGTGAACATTTAGCTTCTATGATGAAAACGTCAGGAAAATAATATGTGGTTTAATTTAATTGGCATGGCTGTAAAGACAGGTGCAGCTGTATATAAAAATAAAAAAGAGGCTGAACAACTAGAAAGTTTAGCACATAGAAATCATGCAGAAAAAATGGCAAAAGGTGAAGTTGATTTTAAAGTTCGTACATTAGATGCACAAGCTGGTTCTATAAAAGATGAAATAGTTTTGGCGATTGTAATTTTACCAATTCTAGTTATAGCCTATTCTGTATTTAGCGGACAGCCTGACGCACAACAAAAATTAGATTTATTCTTTGAGTACTTTAACAACTTGCCTGACTGGTATGTTTGGCTCACAGTTGGAATTTTTGGAAGTATTTATGGTTTGAAGCCAGGATTGGACTTGTTTAAGAAAAAATGAAAGTAGCTTTGGTAATGATTATATGCAGCCAAATTGCTGGCGATTGTATGAGTCCTCACTTTTTAAGACACTATGATAGTTTTTCAGAGTGTTTAATTGGTGGTTATGAGGAATCTATTGATAAAATTAAAGAGCTAGGTAACAAAGAAGTTAATAAACATGAAATTATAGTAAAATTTAATTGTTATTATGACACCTCAACTAAACATGAGGGTGCTTAATGAAAGGCTACAAACTAGGTGTTCATAAATCTAGGTCAGGTGGTTTAACTGCTAAAGGTGTAGCTAAATATAGAAGAGAGAATCCTGGTAGCAAATTAAAAATGGCTGTTACTGGTAAAGTAAAAAAAGGATCTAAAGCAGCTAAAAGACGTAAAAGCTTTTGTTTGAGAATGTTAGGTATGAAGAAAAAACTTACCTCTGCAAAAACAGCTAGAGATCCAAATTCAAGAATTAATAAAGCATTAAGAAAATGGAAATGCTGAATTAACAAACACACATCAACAAATAAAAAAAGGAAAATACTATGTCACCAATGGGTATGGGAACTTATGGTTCTAAAAGAGGAAGACCACCTAAAAAGAAAAAAAGCAAAAAAGGCAAAAAAGGTAAAAAGAAAAGATAATGAAAAAAGGTTATCATAAAACTAAATCAGGTAAGATTGCTAAAAAGGGCTTATGGTTTAATATTAATAGACGAAAGAAAAAAGGCATAAGTCGTAGCAAAAAGAAATCAACCATTAGTCGTAAAGCTTACGCAAAAGCTAAAAGAGGCTTTGCTTAAACAGTTTGGAATCAATCTAAAGTATTTTCATACTGATTGATTAAGTTGTGGGGTAACCACAGGGATATGGGTGGGTAAATATCATGCACTATGTTGCTAATAAGTTTACATATAATTTATTAGCTATAGTGCTTGTGTAGTGCAAACAGTAAAAAATAAAGTAAAATTAGGTAGTTCTATTGATTACAAATCAATTGCTCTACCAATTGAGCTATAAGGGCAAAAATATATATAGGCTTTTACAACAGTTTCGTTGTAAGAGCCACTTTTTTTATGCCTATTCTAAAGCTTGAATTGTAAATTTCAACTGCCTTTAGTGCAAATCTAGTGCAAATAGTAGTGCAAAATAAGGGCTAATAACCTATTGATTTTTCTTGACCTGTTGCAATTAAGTTGCTACTCATTGTATATCGATAAACAATGAAAAAAGGATATAAAATGAAAACACTTATAGAACAAGGAATAGATATAAAAAAAATAGATTATGTTATTTTTGAAAGACCAAGCAACTTTTGTACTATTGCATTTAAAAATGGTGGAGTAATGTCAAAAACATTAAATCACTTAAATGAAAAACAAATACAAAAATTAGAAAAGTTTGAAAAAACGGAACTTGACTTGGAATTTGAAGAGGCAATAGCATAAATGAACACTAAACCTTTAACAGAATTGTTATTTGTTAATACGCATGACACTAACATAGTAAAAAAGCTTTTCCCTGAAGCTGCTAAAAAAATAAATACAATTTTTACTTTTGATATGAAAGGTCAAAAATACCTAAAAGACACTAATTTTCATGAAATTGTATATAAATACTTTAATATTAAGAAAAAAGACAGAATAGAATTTGACAAATGTTTTTGTTTTTTATGTGAAATTTTAGATGAAGAAAAAACCTTACCAAAATCAGGGAGGTTAGATACATAATGCCAATAAAAATAAAACAAATATATTTACTTCATATTACTAATGTTGGTTCTAAATATGCAAGTAAAGGTTTTCTTTTTGCTAATTGTGTTAGTGATGGCAGCAACGTATCGGTTAGTCATTATTTAAAACAATTTCCATTACAAAATGGTGGTGCAGCATTAAGAAGATATGTAAAAAAATGGTTAAAACAAAATAAAGGTGCTATTTTAAAATCTAAAAATTATGTTAAAATTCTTGGTTCTAAACATAGTCGCTATATATACCATGATATTCAAACTGTACCTAAAGGTGACAGGATGCACTTTTGCACAATATATAAAATTTATGGTGAAGATAAAAAAATTAAATTAGATAAGTTAGTAGGTCTTGGATAATGGCTGACTTACACAAAAGAAAATGGTTTAACAAACAAGGAAAACCTCAATGGGCTTGGTGCTATAAATGGAAAGAAAACGGAAAAGACCACTCCGTACAAAGTAAAATAAAGCAAGTTGTTGAAAAGGCCAAACAAGAACACCAAGAACGAAAATACAATCATTTAACAAATGATAAAGTTGATTTAGTTAGCAGCTATAATCAATATGTAAATTCTTTAAACAATCAACTAACCAATAAAGATATAGGTATAGGCCATGTTAAAGATTGTAAATCTATATATACACACCAAATATTAAACAAGCTTAACAATGTTAATCTTAAAGATATTGATTACATTTGGATTGAAAATTATATAGCCAAATTAAGAAATGATGGACTTACTGATGCTTATATTAAAAGAGTCTTTCATATTTTTAAAGCTATATACGATGTAAATGTACCAAAATTAATTAGAACTAACCCATTTGTTGCTAAAGATTTTTTTAAAAAAAGTCGTAAATCTACAACTAGAGATATGATTAACTTTGATATTTGGTCATTTAGCAAAATCCAAGAATTAATAAGTTTTGTGCCTAATAAACCTACACAGCTTATGTTTAAGCTAATGGTAGATACTGCTTGTAGGCCAAGTGAAGCTAGGGCTGCTAGTAGGACTCATTTAAAAGTATTATCTAATACACCGCATTTTGAAGTCAATTTTAGTATTGATAGAGATAACAAGTTAAAACCCCCTAAAACTGATGAGGGTCATAGAACAGTTACTATAAGTGCTAACTTAAAAGATGAGCTTGTAAGCTATATTAATACTTTACCTAAAAACCAAGAGTATTTGTTTTTAAATGGTAAAGGTAATTTTATTGACTTAAAAAGCATGACTAAAGACTTAAATATTGCCATACAAGCTATATCTAAAAAGTATAAAATTGATTATTTTAGTAATAGAAAAACTTATAGCTTTAGACATTGGGCTGCTAGTAAATGGGCTTATGATGGTATTTATGAAAATGCTATAGATTTATGTAGAGATATGGGCGATAAAAGTGTGGACTTTGTTTATAAA